CAATCTTGCTGCAAAAATTGGTGAAGAAGATAATATTGAAGATGATAATGCGTTAGGTGATTTAGCGATGCAATCCGATACAGGTCAAGAAACACCTCACGATGAAAAAGATATGGCACCCGACGGTATGGATGACGATTCAGATAATAACCGTTCTGAGATGGGTGAATCAGAAATTAAAGAAAAATTTCGTTCTAAAGCACAACAAGGTTATTTCTTTGCTAAGTGTGAGGAAGAGGGTCCTAATTCAAAATGGTGTAAGATGGCTGATGAGTTTGCTGGTGACACTAAGAATTGGAAAAAATTACCTAAGAAAGTAAGTGAAAGTAAGATTAGACAAATTGAAGAATCTTTAATACATTTAGTACGTAAGTATATTCCTGAAACTATGACTAAAAAAGCATTATTAAATTTATTAGAACAACTACCCGGTACTAAAGAGGCTCCTGTTAAAACACCAACAAGAACCACACCCGAAAGAAAAACACCGTATAAGCCAAAACATAAACCAGCACCTAAAGCTGGTGACACTCAAACGGCACCTAAAGTTAAACCAGGTGTTGCACCTTCAGTACCTGAAAGAAAAACCCCATATCAACCGAAACATAAACCAGCACCTAAGGCTAAAAAAGAGTTACCGAGTTTTTTGAAATTCAACACTTTAAATATTAAATTCAGAGATGAGCAAGAGAATTAACGAAGCGCCGATAGATTACGGTACTGGTAGAGAAAGAATGGCTTCGGACATTCAAAAAAAGATTGAGGACAAGGATACTCCTTTATCTGATAATCCAGCGTTGGATATTGATATTGATGGTGACGGAGTAATTTCCTCATTTGAAGAGAAAATTGCATCTAAAAGGTTTCAGGATGTAGTTAATAAAGTAAAAGAATACACAGGTTTAACAGATATCTCAGGACAATCATCATTGATGCAATTACAGAGAATGTTAGCTCAGGCGGTTAATAAAGTTAAATCTATTGAGAATGAAAATGTAGAATATTTACAAAACTTAGCGGTTGACTTAGTAAAGAAAGAAATGTCTTTACCTGATGATGCATTCCAATTTGATGCCAAATTAAATACGGGTATGGGTCAGGTTGACACTTCCAAAATGAATAAACAATCTTCCGAACCTGAAGACGAGGATGTTATAAAACAATTTGGAGTTAAGTCTGATGAAGCTGAAGATGATTTAGATGATTTTATGGCGGCCTTTGAAACCTTTGATATGGAAAAGGCTAAGAGAAGGTTTATTAATTCATTAATACAGGGAGCCTCTAAAAAAGGACATTATATGTTTGCACTTGTTGAAGATGAATTAAATCGTTTAGACCCATCATTATTAAATCTTTATGGTGTGTTAATGTCTATTGCCGATTTAATGTATTGGATTGTACCTGATGAGGTTACACAAATGATGTCTGGTTCAGGAGAAGGAATTCAAGGTTCAGAAGAAGTGGATGACACTACTGACCCACCAACAATTAAAGCCGTTGGGTTATTTTTCCCAATATTGATACACGAACTATTAAAAGGTGTGTATGAAGTTATAGGAACACAGGGATTACCTGACGACCCTAAATCTGCAGAAATGGTTATGGCATCTCAGGATACGTTACCTTATGAAATTTGGGATTTAAGATTAGGTCCTGTTATTTGGGAGAAATTTATTGAATCTTATCCTGATGACTTATTTGAAGATGATTTAAGAGAAATACAGAATTATTTGTTCAGTCGTTTTTCTTCATTAACAACATCTGAGTTTTTTGAAGTCGCTAAGGAAATTATGAAAGGTTCAGAGAAGGGTAAAAAGATTGTTAAGAGGATGGTAGATGAAATCAACGAGGAATTACGTCAATATGACTATGAAGATGCGATGTCATCATCAGATGATGAGGAAGACAACGAAGGATTCAAAGATTTCCTAGGTGGTTTAGGAATTGATTTATCTTAATAATAGAGTAAATTATGATTCATGAGTATCTCAAAAGAAAAAGCACTAGTAGAATATGCGAAAATCATTAAGGACACACCTTATGCATTAAAGACTTACCTACAGACTTACGACAATACTCAATTACGATACGTTCCTTTAGAATTATTTCCAGACCAAGAACATTTAATTAACGATTACGACACCTATGAAGAAAACATAGCGTTAAAATATCGTCAAGCGGGTGTATCAACAGTTACCGCGGCTTGGGCATCTAAAAAATTAATCACAGCCAAAAAATCACAACCTGAAAAACTTCTAATCATTGCAAATAAATTGGATACTTCCATGGAATTTGCAAATAAGGTAAGAGCGTTTGTTGACCAATGGCCTGAATGGTTGGGTGTTAAATTTTCTCAAGAAAAAAATTCACAAAGACATTTTAAGTTATCTAACGGATGTGAGGTTAAAGCCGTTGCAACCTCTAAAGATGCTTTGCGTGGTTATACACCTACTATACTTATTTTTGATGAAGCAGCGTTTATCGATGCTGACGATGACTTTTGGTCTGCGTGTATGGCCTCTCTATCTACGGGTGGTAAGGTAATCGTAGTATCAACACCTAACGGATTTGATGCTATTTACTATTCAATTTACGAACAATCACTTCGAGGAATGAATGATTTCAAAATTACTGAAATGTATTGGTACCGAGACCCTCGTTATGCCAAAGACTTGCAACTTATAAAATGTAAGGATATTGTTCATTATATGTTAAATAGAGATGAATACGTTGATGATGATATCATTATACGATATGAGTCTATTGACCCAATGTTAAGAGATTTTGTGGAAATTAAAGAAAGGTTTAATGAAGGATATCGTCCTTACTCTTCTTGGTTTGAAAACATGGCTAAAAAGTTAAAATTTGATAGACGTAAAATAGCTCAGGAGCTTGAATGTAATTTCTTAGGTTCTGGTGATAGTGTCATCCCTAATGAAACTGTTGAGTCTATTAAAGAGAATTTTATTATCCCACCTGAAAATAAATTTATGGGTGGTGCAATGTGGCAATGGAAAGAACCTATTGAAAGTCATAAATATATTATGGGTATTGACGTTTCTCGTGGTGATAGTGAGGATTTCACAACATTCTGTATAATTGACTTTGACGAGAGAGAACAGGTGTTAGAATACTTAGGTAAGATTCCACCTGACGTTGCGGCTGAGATTGCATTTAAATGGGCAACTATGTATAACGCTTTTGTGGTTATTGATATCACTGGTGGTATGGGAGTTTCAACTGCAAGGAAATTAATGGAGTTGGGATATAAGAATTTATATATTGATGGTGTTAATGTTGCCGATAAGTGGAGATACAATGCAAATATAGTAGATAAAACACCGGGGTTAAACTTTAACACCAAGCGTGTTCAGATTATTGCATCATTTGAAGAAGCGTTAAGACATAGTTTCGCAGTTCGTTCATCTCGTTTGTTAAATGAGTTAAATACGTTTGTTTATGTTAACGGTAGACCTGACCACATGAAAGGTCAACATGATGATTTAATTATGGCAATGGCTATGGCGATTTATGTTGGTGAGAATTCATTCACTAATTTAGAAAAAGTTACTAACCAAACTAAGGCCATGGTAGATAGTTGGACAGTACAGGAAAGTGCGGTTAGAAACCCTATTAATGATTTCAACCCATCATTGAGCATGTATAACGGAGGAGATTATAATCAACAACGTAGTGGTGGTCAGGCGACAAAAAGTGACTATCAGAACTATTTATGGTTATTGGGCGGAAAAAAATAAAGGATACAGATATTCAAATAATATATTACTATTTATATAAAAACTTATAATGGCACAGAATAATTACACAGTATGGCAAAGATTAAGTAAAGTCTTTGGTCCCAATTCAACTTTGGACCAGCAACCGCCTGTCTATAAGTTTGATAAGAAAGAACTTCTAAAGACTAAAGATAAAAGTGAGTTTGAAAGAGAAAAACTTCAAGCACAACAAACACTTTATTTGGGCGCACAATGGCAAAAGGTTGAGAATAACCTTTACACTCAAGCCGTATATTATGAACCAACAAGATTAGCTGCATTTTACGATTACGAGAGTATGGAATTTACTCCTGAGATATCTGCAGCATTAGACATTTATTCAGAAGAATCTACAACAACAAACGAAGATGGACATATTTTACAAATTTACTCAGAGAGCAAACGAATTAAATCGATACTTGGTGACTTATTCAACAATAGACTTGATATCAATACTAATTTACCTATGTGGACAAGGAATACTTGTAAGTATGGGGACAATTTTGTTTACTTAAAACTTGACCCTGAAAAGGGTATAATGGGAGGACAACAACTTCCAAACATAGAAATTGAAAGATTGGAGAGAGGTATGAAATCTACTCCATCACAATATGGTATCAATACTCCAACAACAGAATCTGATGAGTCGTTAAAATTCAAATGGAAGGTTAAAGACTTAGAGTTTAATACTTGGGAAATGGCACACTTTAGATTATTAGGTGATGACCGTAAACTTCCTTATGGTACTTCTATGTTAGAAAAAGCCAGAAGAATTTGGAAACAACTTATTCTTTCTGAAGATGCGATGTTAATATATAGAACATCAAGAGCACCTGAAAGAAGAGTGTTTAAAGTCTTCGTAGGTAATATGGATGACAAAGATGTTGAACCGTATGTACAACGTGTTGCCAATAAATTCAAACGTGACCAAGTTGCTGACCCTCAAACGGGTAATGTAGATTTACGTATGAATCAAATGGCGGTTGACCAGGATTACTTTATTCCTGTTAGAGACCCTAACGCACCTAATCCAATAGATACCCTACCTGGAGCTACTAATCTATCTGAAATTGCAGATATTGAGTATATCCAAAAGAAACTATTGACGGCACTTCGTGTTCCTAAGGCATTCTTAGGTTTTGAAGAGGTTACAGGTGAAGGAAAAAACTTAGCATTA